GAGAAACACAAAAATGAACTGCTGGCGCTACAAATTCTCTATAACCAGCCCTACGGCAAGCAAAAGCTGACCTACGCCGCAATTAAGGAGCTGACGCAAAAGCTCACCGACCCGCCGCATTACCTGACCACCGCCGATGTCTGGCAGGCGTATAAGCGCCTGGACGCCGCCAAGGTGCGCGGTGCTCCGGTTGACCAGCAACTGACTGAAATTATCTCCTTGGTGCGCTATGCTCTGGGCATGGATGAGACGCTGGAGCCGTTCGGCAGCAAGGCTGAACAACGCTTTAACCTTTGGATCGGACGGCAGAAGAAAGCAGGCCGTAACTTTACCGACGATCAAGCCAACTGGCTTAAATCGATTGCCCAGTTTATCGGCGCAAACGCCGAAGTCACGTCAGAGGATATGATGACTATCCCGACCTTTGCCGATAAAGGCGGATTGCTCAAAGCGCGGCAGCTCTTCGGGCCAGAACTTGACGCCCTCATGGATGAACTGCAAATGGCATTGGTGGCGTAATGAGCGATGAAATTGAAGATTGGAAACCGCCAATGCCCACTATTCCAAATGGCTGGGTTGCTGCCAATTTTGAAGATGCTTTTGAAAATGTTTCTGTTAATGGAAAAAAGATAAAACAGAAAGAGTATCTAGAAGAAGGTGCTTTACCAGTAGTTGATCAAGGCGCTCAATTAATAGGTGGATATACAAATAACCATCAAAGCCGCATTAAAATTAAAAAGCCCGTGATCGTTTTTGGAGATCACACACGGTGTTTCAAGTATATAAATTTTGATTTTGCTCCTGGCGCAGATGGGGTAAAAGTTCTGCTTCCACAAGAGGGCCTTGATTCAACCTTCCTATATTATCTTTGTAAAATCTTAAAACTGCCTAATCGCGGTTATTCTAGGCACTACTCATTCTTGAAGAAAAGTGTACTGCCTGTTGCCCCGCTTAATGAACAAAAGCGGATTGTAGACAAGATCGAGCAGCTCTTCAGCGATCTTGATGAAGGCGAAGCGCTCCTGAAAACGGTACAAAAGCAGCTTGCCACCTACCGCCAATCCGTCCTCAAAGCCGCCGTTACCGGTGAACTCACCAAAGATTGGCGCGAGAAAAACAAAAAGAAACTGGAATCCGGCGAAAAACTCCTCGCCCGCATCCTCGAATCCCGCAAGAAAAATTGGCAAGGGCGTGGACAATACAAAGAAGAGATTTTGGCTAACTTAGAGCAGATGCCCGAAATTCCTGAAGGCTGGGTATGGTGCAGTCTTGGTCAATTAACGTCTTTCATCACGAGCGGATCGCGAGGGTGGGCTGAATACTATTCGGAAAGTGGCTCCTACTTCTTTAGAAGCCAAAATGTCACTAAAGCTGGCTTATCTATGGATGATATTGCGTATGTTAATCCGCCGCAGAATAGTGAGGGTGAAAGAACGAAGTTATGCGCCGATGATTTACTTGTGTCCATCACAGGCAACCCTGGGAATGTCGCAATTATTCCAGAGCTGGATGCTGATGCATATATTAGTCAACACGTATGTCTAGCTCGGCCAGTAGATGTCAAAACAGCTTCGTATTTAGAGATAATTATTCGTTCCTGGCCAATCCAAAAGTATTTTGAGAGAGTGCAGTATGGCCTAACGAAGCCTGGCTTGAACTTAACCCAAGTTGCGGAGTGCCCAATTCCTTTGCCATCTAAGGCGGAGCAGGAAGAGATTATTACGCGGATAGAAGACGTTTTTTCTAAAATTGATATTTGCGAGGCTTTGTGTACAGCCGAATTAAGTCGCAGTAAAACCCTGCGCCAATCCATCCTAAAATCTGCCTTCTCCGGCAAGCTGGTTGCCCAAGATTCCGCCGACGAACCGGCCAGCGCGCTTTTGGCACGCATTAAATCTGGCGACAACGCAAAAGAAAAACCCAAGGCTAAAGGCAGACGCCGCAAACCACGCTCTGATAAAACGAAGGCAGCATGAGCATTAATCTAAAAAAATATAAAGACAGTATTTTAGTAGCAGAGGATAAGCTCTTATTCATGGAGGTAGAAAAGTGTGTCAAAGCAGACGCGCTTAGAGCTGCTTACATACTTACATGGATTGCCTGCGCGGAATCTCTAAAACGCCGTTTCAAAGAAGCAGCAAAGAGAGACCATCTCGCCAATAAAGTTGTAGGAGAGATTCAAAGCAAGGAAAGTCTGAAAAAGGCCGTAGATCACTATCTATTGGATGAAGCCGAGAAGTATGGCTTCTTAAACGCCGCCGAAAAAGCAAAATTAGACCACGTTTTGACCTTTAGAAGCGTTTATGCACACCCTTATGAGGCGGCCCCCTCCGAAGAGGAATTGTTAAACGCGATTTCCTCTGTCGTAAATCACGTACTCTCCCAGCCCGTGAAGCTGAAACATGGCTTTATCTCCGGCCAACTCAAGGAAGTTTTTAGCAACCCGCATTTTCTTGACGATTTAGAGGGGGCTGTTTCGGCTTATGCGAACGAGATCTTACCAAAAATCTCCGAAGATCTTTATTCTTATATGCTTGATAGACTCTTTGAAGAGAGTGAAAAGAATATTGGGGATGCATCCATGCATCTTTTTACACGACGCGCTATGTGGATTGCATCCAGCGTTGTAAAAAAATGCCTACCGCATTTCTCCGCGAATGATTGGCACGCATTAGTAAATAAATACCCCAGGACAGCACCCTATATTCTTTTAGAAGTAGAACACTTCGATAAAATCGGCAATAAAGCGCAAGATTCTGTGGTAAGCCATCTTCTTACTGTTGGGCAAGATAGCCCCTCAGCGCTAACGTTTCTGGAAGCTCTTTTAGAGAAGGAGATGCTCTCTGAGCGCCAAGAAGAGCGCTTTATTGAACTAATTGATAAATTTGGTGAGAAGTGGCACAACTCAAAATCGGCGGATAAATTGAAGGCCTCAGGTCTCAAGTTAAAAACTTGCTTTTTTACCGTTATCGCGCATTTTAAAAGCAATGACTGGTATACTCAAAACCCCATCGCAACCATGGTATCTCATGCCGGGGTGTCTCAAATTTCTGCGCTAACAGAAGATCAGCAAGTAGAGCTGGGGCGAAACGTTCTACAGGCCGCTGATGGTAGTTCAAGCGAGGCAAACGCTCTTTTAACAAAAATTACTGAAGCCCCTCAATCGTGGCCGACTAAGTTTGTCTACGGGATTCTAGTTGAGTGCTTTGTAAACGAAAAGAACCAATTCCGCTTCAAAACAGGTAAGTTTGACAAGGTGCAGGAGATACTAAAGGGGCTTGATGCCAATCAGTGCTCTTCTCTGCTTGGGGATCTAATGATTGCAATAGAGCCAAGCGAAATGAAACATAAGTTCGATAAAGAAGAAGATTTGGAGCAGTTTATTGAAAAGATAAAGACTGAAGCATGGAGTAAAAGTTTTTGTAAATACCTACAGAAATCCATTCCTACCAAAATTAAAGCCAAACAAAAGAAAGCGGCAGCATGACCACCAAAGACTATTCATCACTTGTTTCCAAGGTCTGGAACTATGCTCACGTATTGCGTGACCAGGGCATATCCTATGGTGACTATGTAGAACAGATCACATACCTGCTCTTTCTCAAGATGGATGAAGAGCGCTCAGAACTTCTGGGTGAACCCTCAATCATCCCAAAAGAATATCAATGGGGTGCGCTCGCTAATAAAGATGGCGATGCGTTAGAATTGCAGTACCGTCACACTCTAGAGAAGCTGGGCAAAGAACCTGGCCTGATTGGGACGATCTTTAAGAAAGCTCAGAATAAACTGACCGACCCCGCTAAGCTGAAGCGTGTTGTGTCGCTCATTGCCAATGAAGGGCCGTGGATTGGTATCGGTGTTGATGTTAAGGGCGAAATTTACGAAGGTTTGTTGGAAAAGAACGCCTCGGAAGTGAAATCCGGCGCCGGTCAATACTTTACCCCGCGCCCCGTCATTGATGCGATTGTAAAATGCGTAAACCCCAAGATTGGAGAAACGGTGTGCGATCCCGCCTGTGGCACCGGCGGCTTTTTGCTCCAAGCCTATGACCACATGAAAACACAATCGCAAGACCGCGAGAAGCTCCGCACTTTACGTCATAACTCATTCCATGGAGTTGATATTGTCGATGAGGTCGTGCGCCTCTGTGCTATGAATTTGTATCTGCATGGCATTGGCAACGGCGGCAGCCCTGTGAAACAGGGTGACGCCCTCTCAGCCGCGCCCAATGAACGCTATAACGTCGTCCTGACAAACCCACCCTTTGGCAAGAAAAGTAGCTATAAGGTTGTGGGCGAAGATGGAGACGTAACGACCGAGCGCGAAAACTACGAGCGTGAGGATTTCAAATTCACCACGTCAAACAAACAGATTAACTTCCTTCAGCACATTATGACGATCCTTGATCAGAATGGCCGTGCTGGGGTGGTTCTGCCCGATAACGTACTATTTGAAGCCGGTCGCGCCGGTGAAGGCATCCGCAAACGCCTGCTAGAACAATTCGACTTCCATACCCTCATAAGACTTCCGACTGGCATCTGGTACAGCCCAGGCGTCAAGGCAAATGTCCTGTTCTTCGACAAAAAGCCCGCTTCGAAAGAGCCCTGGACGAAGAAGCTTTGGATTTACGACCTACGCACCAACATGAATTTTACCCTTAAAACCCGTAAAATGGTGCCTGATGATCTAAAAGATTTCATCAACTGCTATAAAAAACGCAAAGAAAGCGAGCGTTTTAAATGCTTCACCTACGCGGAGTTGGTGAAACGCGACAAGCTCAACCTCGACATTTTCTGGCTGAAAGACGAAAGCCTTGAGGACATTGACAGTCTCCCTACACCCGATGTGATTGCAGCTGAGATTGTTGGGAATCTTGAAGCAGCCTTAGAGCAATTTAGGGCTGTCGCTGAAGAGCTGGACGAGGCGGCATAAATTCTGTTCCGCAGTCTGATAACGTTAGAGTGTGGAAAACACACTCAGGTATGCCCTAACTGTTTGATTTTACTTAATATAATCGTTCTTTGTTTGGACTCATTTTATAAAAAATGATAGGTTTGATTTTACGAATCGTATTAACCCCTATGAGTATAAAAATGGCATCGCTTCCTTACATCACGGCTCCAGGAAATATAGAAAAAGCACTTAATGGAATAAAAAGCGCCGCCGTGCCTGAACGCGTTAGTCAGGACTTTGTAAAAACTATTCTAAAAATCCCAGGAGGCTCTGGTACTCAAGTAACCACTTTTTTGAAAAAAATTGGTTTCACAAATACCGATGGTTCTCCAAGCGATTCTTACAAAAGATTTCGCAATCCCACTTCCTCGGGAGGCGCCATTGCCAGTGCCATTAAGTCTGCTTACGCACCGCTGTACATTCGTAATGAGTTCATGCATGAGCTGAGCGACAAAGACCTTCTCGGGCTCGTAGTTGAGGAAACGGGAGAGGCTCATGACTCCTCGGCGGTGAAGCTGATTGTTAGCTGCATCAAACACCTTAAAAAGTTTGCCAATTTTAGCGCGACTGCGAATGCGTCACCAATCGCATCTGTTGTTGTTTCGAAGCCTTCTGAGGAAAGTCCTCACGAAAAATCAGAAGCTAATAATGGCCGTGTGAATAGTAGCTTAGGTCTTAACTTAGGCTATACGATCAATCTCAATCTGCCAGCAACGGCTGATTCTGCTGTTTTCGATGCAATTTTTAGGAGCTTGAAAGCTCACCTTTTGAGTGATCAAGATGGCTAGAAGACCCGATGGATTCTTACGCGCTTTCGGAATGTCTGGCATACAAATAGCCTCTAGTATGACCAGACTAGAGAAGCAGTACGGCATCGAACTTGGGCACGATGTTGGCCCAAAGGGAAGAAAGGCTGCAGAATATGAGCAGTTTGAGGCCTCACTCCGCAATGAAGCCGCAAGAATGTCTGAATTCTACGAGATTTTCTATTGCCTAGAAAACTCCATTAGAAAGCTCGTGGCTGATATCATGATTGAAGCAGAAGGGGCAGACTGGTGGAGTAGCAAGCGCGTTGACGAAGAGAAAATTCGTAGACCCGCGGAAGGACGCCATAAAAAAGAAGTAGATAGCGGCATTACTCCGCGCTCCGAACATTTCATCGATTATACAACGTTTGGCGAGTTATCACAGCTCATCACGGATAACTGGGAACTGTTTGATCCAGTTTTCCAATCCAAGACAGCGGTTAGCAATGTCTCAAATCAACTCAATCTACTGCGCGGACCTATCGCCCATTGTAATCCGACCGACGAATTAGAACAGGATCGTTTAAACCTTGCTGTGCGGACGTGGTTTAAAATTATGTCGTAGTATCTCGCCCCAATATAGGATTAATGCTGCTCAGGTTGGTGAGAGACTAAGGGATAAGCACATCAATCTCCAAAGATATGTCTTAAAAAGTCACAAACGACAAAAGCAAGACTGAAAGTTTAATTAAATACAAGAAAACCCGTGTCCAAAACCAGAGATAATCATTATGTTCCTCAATGGTATCAAAGGGGCTTTTTAACCTCGTCGAAGAACGAGCTTCATTACTTAGACCTGTCTCCAGATAAAAAAACTCTGCCCACTGGGGAAGTGATCACCTTCCATGATTACTATAGGTGGCCAACATCGAAATGCTTTTTTCAGCAAGATTTGTATAGCACCTTTTTTGGAACCTTCATCAACGATGAGATCGAAACCAAGCTCTTTGGTAAAGTAGATGATACGGGCTCTAAGGCTGTCTGGGCGTTCATTGAGGGAAACCACAATGGAGTTCATGAGAATTTCTTTAACTTTTTCTCATACATGGATACCCAAAAGATAAGAACCCCGAAAGGGCTTGCTTGGATAAAACAGCACTATCCAAGCCTTAACCAGCTTGAATTAATGATCGAGATGCAGGCATTAAGAAATATGCACTGTACGATCTGGACAGAGGGGGTGAGAGAAATTGTCTCTGCCGAAAAATCCAACATAAAGTTTATTATATCTGACCATCCCGTAACAATTTATAACTATGCCTGCCCACCAGATGGGGTTGATTGCGTGTACCCAAATGATCCTTCTATAGCTTTAAAAGGAAGCCAAACAATATTTCCCTTGGATATGAATCATTGTTTGATTTTAACCAATTACGAATACGCAAAAGACCCTACCACGGAGAACCCTCTCACCAATCGCACGCACGCGCGCAATTTTAGGAACAGCTTAGTACGTACCGATGCCTTTATAAGAACACGCTCTTTAACCGATGAAGAAGTAATGAGGGTCAACATTATTATAAAGAAAAGAGCTGGTCGTTATATTGCGGCAGGCGAAAAGCAATGGCTCTACCCTGAGCGCTACATATCGCCAGACTGGCCACAACTTAAAGAAACCCTGCTTCCTCCCGATGTTGGCCTGTTTCACTTCGGTGGCGAAACTTTCGTAGGTTATGAAGATGGCACTACGCACTACCAAGATGCTTTCGGGCGCACAATGCCGGAAAACCCCTATTTAAAAAAAGAAAAGAGGGATCCAGGTCCTAATGATATTTGCACGTGTGGTAGCGGGAAAAAATATAAGAAGTGCTGTAAAGATAAAGACCCATCCCAAAGGCCCGCGTCTGATGTACTCAGCATTCGTGAAAGGAACTTGGCCCTGTGTAGGGGGATAACTAATATTCTTGGCTTGTCACAGGGAAAAACCTGGAATGATGTTCGTAAAGAATTGAGCAACGAACAAGTAAAGAAAATTCATGAGGTGTTCGTTTCATTGTGGCCGACCCATACTGATATAATCAGCCTCCTTCCCCCGGCCAGACAGCACTTTGAGGGCACTTTATACGGGCGTAATTGATCCAAGAATCATTTCCAAGTTTGCAACTAGTTCAATTCTTTATTTTGATGAGATTCTGATTCAAAACCCCTTTATGCATGCAGAAACCGTTAAACCTGATTTTAGCCCGACTAAAAACCCCCATCAGCATAAACAACAAACGCTCAAGCATGCCTTCTTTATGCTTATGCTTGAGCCATATATTGAGTTGGGACTAATTAATCTTATTCCCGATCCGTGCTTCTTTGATGAACATTTAAGAATGCAAATGCTCAATATGGCGCAGGAGCGAGTTAAAGACTCGCCCATTATTGAAGAAGAGTTTGAGCGTCTCAAAGAGTTACATAGGGGTGATTTTGAACGAACTATATGGACTCTTCCTCGAGCTTCACAATGTGCTCAATTCCGCAGAGCCACGCCAGACATATCTGATGAGCGCATGGAAGAATTACTGGATTACATGGAACAGAAAAGGCAAGAAGATCCCTTTACGTTGTTACAAGACGATGTATACGGCAAAGGAAAAGGTGGCCAATTGTCCATGATGACAATGACACCCAACTTCGAACTAGCTCTCTTCATTGCTCAAGTCACGGGTTCATTAATATTCACAGATAGTCATTTCCGCTGGAATGAGATGAAAAACTCACAATATAGAGAAGGTGGCCTTGTAAAGTATGACTGGCCTGAGCTAGGCAAGCTCTTAAATGACCTAGACTATCCGCTCAATATAGATCCAATAATGACCTTTAGGTTGCGGGAAGCAGGAAAACACGGAAAAATGAGAAAGGTTTTAGCAGAAGTATATGCTGTTATTCAAGACAGACAGGATTCGTCGATGATTACCCAAATCACAAATGACTTAAAACCGAGAGTACTTAAAGCCAGCGAAGACGCTAAGAAAGATATGGAGCATGCGAAAGACGCTAACGGACACGAAATCAAGAACGCAAATCTCTACACATTTAATGCCAAGTTTGAATATCTCATCCCCGTAGGCGGCATAGTCCACAACAACGTCCAGAGAATGTTGCTTTCATATGGAGTAAAAAACCTCATGCGGAATGTGCCAATGGCGATTTTTCTGGATCATAAATTAAAATGAATAATGCCAAACAAGATATAAAAGAGCTTAATTTTGTTATTCAGCAAATAGTCTTTTTTCAAAACAACCTCGCCGAGTGCGTTAGACAGAAGCGCTATAAAGCCGATCTTATGCACATGCTCCAAAATTCGAAAGGGCGTAATTTAGTATGTGGCAGAATGGCGATGCAAAAACTCGACGCTATTGCGAGAAGAGAATATTTCGTAGAACGTGAAAACAACCCCTCCACTACTCTAGAAGTGTTTAAAAAAGAATTTAAAAAGCAGTTTATACGCTTGTTTATAGAGGAACAAAAACAGGTGAATAAAGAGGGCATATCAAGACTAATAAAAACGACCCATCAACAAATAACAGTGCACTACAAAAAGAGAACATTTTTTATTCCTTGCGCTCTATTTTCTCATGCTCATCCTAAGGAATTTCAGGTTGGCCCGATTTCTTTTATGCATATTTCTTTGTTTAAAGAACGCTATGAGATTCAGCTTAAAAATGATCTCTCATCAAAACAAACAGACAAGTTGTTCGAAGATGCAAATAAATTTCTTTTCACTTCTAAAAAATCCAAAGGAGCATCCCCGGCGACAAAGGCGAGATATTTAAGACAGCTAGGAGTGAAGAATGATAAAAGAATCTTTGGATTATACGAAGATTCGATTGCTTCATATAACTGGATAGCTCGTATAGATATTGCCCCTTGCGAGATGGGTTTTGCGAAAAAAAGAGCCGATTATATCATTGAGCAAGCATTGAATATAATGCGCGTGATTCTCGGAGAAGATAACAGTCATAAACTTAAACATGGCCTTGATGCACAAGAACCCTTAGAACACATGAGAATTTATCTTAATGACAAGGGTGAATTCGATTACTCAGCTCGAGCATCTACTAAAGAGCATCATTTTAAAAATTGGTTTGAAGCGTTACAAGTCGGAGAGTTTGACCTTACTGTGCTTGGCTTGATCCTTACCAAGCTATCTAAACTACAGAAACTTTCACATTTGGAAGAGCGCCTTCTTGACGCTCTCACATGGAATGGTGAAGCGATTTCAGAACAGGCTCCAGGCATTAAAGTTATTAAATTTATGTCTGCATTTGAGAGACTAACTCTAACCGGAGAAAGAGAGAAAATCACTGAGCGTGTCACCACGCGCTCAGCATGGTTAATCCATTGTTGCTGGAAGGAAGATCGGAGAAAGGATTTATTACGGCTATACAAATTACGGAGCCGCCTTATCCATGGCGCTAAATCTCCGGGAGACATGGACAATGATGAGGACGTATATCTATTGTCTAAGCTGACCCGTAAGTTAATAACTTCAGCAGTGCGCTTCTTCCATGATTGTTCTAAGAGCAATGCAAATGTTACGAGGTCGGAACTTAAAAAGGCCTATGATACGTACTGTCCAATAAAAAAAGCGCCCCTCTAAAATAGTAAAAAAGTAGGGGTCGCTTAGCTTTAGACCGTGGTAAGCCTGTCTATTTATGGCTTTATGGACCTTTTTGCCACCCAACCCATTGTTCTGCTTGATTGTTTACCTAACGCAAGCTACCGTTTGTTCGTGGGCGCGAATGCGCCTTCCGGGGCTTTAGAATCCCGCACTAATCGGTGACGTGTCCGTCATCACGTCGCTTCTCGACCTTTATGGCCGGGGGGCGACGATGTATGTCCAGGCCTCGCGGCTAAAGATCGTCGCGGTCGTATTAGTGCGGCTTCTAAACCTCCGGTCGCCAGGTTGTCCTGGCGACCGATTGTTTTAAAGGAGAAGCCGATGAAAAACCAAAAACTTATGCCGCTAATTGTCAGTCTGCTACTTTTGGCAGGCTGCGCGACGCCGATTTCCCCAGAGCAAATTGCTCATGCGGATTACGGGCCGCCACCACCGAAAAACTATCAGGCGCTGATTAAGCAGGACTTCGCTACCATTCTGATCGACCCAACCTCTCCGCTGTATACCTTCAGCAAACCATCGAAAGGATATTTCAAGGAGTCCGCAATGGGCACCACGCAAATGTTTGGCTGGAGGGTCTGCGGCACGGTGAACAGCAAGAACAGGATGGGCGGCTATTCTGGTGCGGCGCCATTCATAGTTTTATTCCGCGATGGAAAAATCGCACAAAAATACATCGGCGAATCAGATGCGGCTCGTGAAGGGTTGTTTATCAATCCCGCTATTGCTGAGGCATGCAACCGATGATGACCTTGGATCAAATCCTTAGCTCTCAATCCGATCTTCTAAATGGCAAGCGCGTCAAGCTCGTGCGCCATAAGGACACCCGGGAAGAATATCGTGAAGCTATCAAAAATAGGCCAGCTCTGCTGGAATATCAGCGGGAGCAAGGAAAGCATATTTTTTCTAGGTGCGACTACATCGTGTCTTTCTTCGGTTTAGAGCACAGCCGGTCTGTATTTTTCGGCGTATTCAAAGTTAACGGACACAAAATTGTAAACGGCAAATACTATTACGATCTTGAAGAAGTCAAAGCATACCGTAGCCTGGTTGACCGCTTGGTTATCGACTGGGGTTCAAACGCCAGGGCCTGGCACCAATGGTATCATCGGTGCCCCAAAGAGGTTCTGGAGGTTCTACCCGAAGGGACCATCGGCGACTTTAAGGGGCTGCAAAACTTCGTTTTGGAGTATCGTGATCTGCAACGCCTTGTTCAGCACAAAAACGCCAACCGTGAATGGATGCATCACTTGTCGTCCATCAAGGGCATTTATTTGATCTTGGACACGAAAGCCGGTCAGCAATATGTCGGCTCGGCCTACGGCGATCGTGGTATCTGGCAGCGCTGGGAGGCATATGCGAAAAACCCGAGCGGCGGCAATAAACTGCTCAAAAAGCTGATGCTGAAAGATAGCCAATACCATCGGCACTTCAGATTTTCTGTGCTCCAGACTTTGCCCAGCAATGCGCACAAGCAGGATGCCCTTGCTGCAGAACGATTTTATAAAGAGAAGCTGGGGTCGCGCGCGCATGGCCTGAATGCGAACTGATTTCTCTTGAAATTTTGCGCTACTTTGCTAGACTTAACCTTGCCTTCCATGGAGAAGGCACCCGGTGCGCTTTAAGGCATGGACCTTCTCGCGACAAAACGCCGGTCTAGAAATGGAGAATCATAACATGTTTGGAAACTGTATTAACCGTCGGTAAGACGGGCTGCTTTCTTGTGCCTGTTTTCCGATCAACTGAAAGGAAAACAGGTATGACTCCTGTAGAAAACCCGTCGATTCCGGTGGACCCGGACAGCCTCGTCAAAAAGTACGAGTACCAAATCGTCGACATCGACAGCATCGCGCCCTATGCACACAATGCCAAAAAGCACCCCCAAAAACACGTCAGGCAAATCGCCAACAGCATCCTGCGCTTTGGTTTCATTAACGCTATTCTGGTCTGCGACGGTGAAATCCTCGCCGGCCACGGTCGTTATCTGGCCGCGAAATTGGTGGGTCTGAAGAAGGTCCCCGTTATTTTCGTAGACAATCTGGATGATCCCAAAGCTACGGCATACCGCCTGGCTGACAACGTACTGACTCTGAACACCGAGAACGACGAAGGTATTTTGAAAGTCGAAATAGACAAGCTCATGGGCCTCGAACTGGACTTTGCGCTTGAAGATATTGGCCTCGAAACCGCGGAGATTGATATACTTATCGATGGGGATGCGCCGACTGAAAGTGACCCTGCAGATGATCTGCCCCTTATTGATCCAGAACTGCCCACAATTACCAGGCGCGGTGATCGGTGGGACATGGACGGACACCGCCTGATATGCGGTGATTCGCGCGAGACTGAAACCTTCAAGCAGCTCCTGACGGGCGAGACGGCGCACATGTGCCTGACCGACCCGCCGTTCAATGTCCCGGTCAATGGCCACGTCTGCGGCGCGGGCAAGGTCAAGCATGACGAATTCGCCATGGCCAGCGGCGAGATGTCGGAGGAGGAATTTATCGCTTTCCTCGCCTGCATCATTGCCCTGATGATCGAATTCAGCCGCGACGGCTCGCTCCACTACGTTTTCATGGACTGGAGGCATATCTACGAGCTCCTGAAAGCCGGCCGTGACCGTTACAGCGAGCTCAAAAACATCTGCATCTGGAATAAAACAAACGGCGGCATGGGTTCTTTCTACAGGAGCCAGCACGAAATGATCGCAGTCTTCAAAAACGGTACGGCTCCACACCTGAACACGATCGAGCTGGGCAAGCACGGACGCTATCGAACGAATGTTTTTGACTTCGCTGGCGCAAACGCTTTCGGCGGCGGTCAGGAAGACCTGAAGCTTCATCCGACCGTGAAGCCCGTCGGCCTCTTGGTTGAAATGATTAAAGACTGCACGCGGCGCGGGCATATCGTGCTCGACCCCTTCTCCGGGTCCGGCTCGACGCTCATTGCCTGTGAAAAATCTGGCAGGCAGGCGCGATGCATCGAGTTCGAGCCAAAATATTGTGACGTCACGATCCGCCGCTGGCAGGCCCTGACCGGCAAAGACGCCGTCAATGCCACGACTGGCAAAACCTTTAATGAAACCGCAACCAGAGGAGATGACCGTGAGTAAGGATGACAAGGACTATGACGTCGGCTACGCGAAAACCCCCGAGCACACGCGTTTTGGCGCGCCCAACGGCAATCCTCCCAATAGAAAAGGACGCAAAAAGACCACGGCTACATTCGAAGATGAAGTCAAAGCGGTTTTCAGTACAAAAATAACCGTGAAGGTCAACGGCGTATCCAAGCAGATATCCATGCGCCAGATTATCTTTGAGCAAATCGCCAATGGCGCCGCAAAAGGCGACTCGACCATGATCCGCCTCGCGATGCCCCTCATGAAAACCATGGACGATGCGCCGGAGTTCGAGCCGCTGCCCGAAGACAAGGAGGTCTTGAAACTCTTCAAGCAGATGTTCAATGACGACGGGAGTGAGAAGTAATGAGCGCCGAAGAGATCAAGAACCTGTACCGCCATGATCTGAGCAGCTTCACCCAGATGGCGTTCCGGGAGCTCCACCCGCACGTCGCCTACCAGCACAACTGGCATATGGGCGTGCTAGCACACGCCCTGGCGGAGGTCGCGGCAGGCAACATCAAGCGTCTGATCATCAACATGCCACCCCGCACATTGAAATCACATTGCGTCAGCATTGCGTGGCCGGCCTGGCTGCTGGGGCGCAATCCGCGGCTGAAGGCGCTTTGCCTGCATGGCGGACGGGCGCTCGGCCAGTCGCTGGAGGCCTCCTGTCATGCGTTGATGTCCTCGCGTCGGTACCGGGCACTATTCCCGTCCACCGTCATCCGCCAGCAAAAACAGAAGCTGGTGACGGGTTTCGGTGGCTACCGCCAGTTCATGCCGATCATGGGCCGCCTGACGGGCCTGGGCGCCGATATCATCATTATCGATGACCCTATCAGCCCGCTGGAGGCGATGGACGACAACGAAAGAATGCGCCTGAATGTTCAGTTTGACGGCAACATCTTGCAACGCCTCGACAATAAGAAAACGGGCGCCATCGTTCTGGTTATGCAGCGCGTTCATGAAAATGACCTGACGGATTATATCCTGTCTAAAGGCGGGGGTTGGGCGCATATCAACATTCCCGCCGTTGCGGTCGCTGATGAAACATGGACTCTCCCCCATGGTCGCGCGTACACACGGCATAAGGGTGAGATTCTTCAGGGCGACAGGGAAGATGCCGCGCAGCTCATCGAGATCCTGCATAGCATCGGCGGCTATGCTTTTGCTTACCAGTACCTGCAGGGACTCTATAAGCCCAAATTCGGCATGGCGGGAGAAGGGGGGCTCTGGCTCAGCCCACTGCGCGAAGGTGTTTTCTATGATGAGCGTCAAAATCCTGGCGGTTTACATGGGGCCTACTACTTTAAAGAAAGTGACCTGATCTTGCCCAAGGTTTTCGGCATTGGCGAAGACCCCTATCCTGATAACATGCGTAACAGCTATACCCCCGAGGAACTTGAGATTGCTCGCGAAATAGCCCGCGAAAGGCTCAGAAAACATCACGAAGATCAGCAAAAAGAGGAAGCTTTGCTCAATTCCGGTACTTTTTCCTCGACTTCTGCCTGAAAGGAAGCGTTGCTTGCTGTGTCAGCCCGGATGGAGGACATATGCAGAAAGAAGCCCCGGACCTTGTAAAAATGCCGAAATATAAAATCGGCCAGATGCTCATCGAAAAAGTCATCCCGATTGTGCAAAAGATCGAAAGCAAAGATCTGCGCGCCGTATATTTAAAAATATGTGGCGAGGATAGTTTATTAAAACTGAAAAACAACAGTGACGTGTTACGCCGGAAGATATGTTACGCGCTCCAAAACCAAAAACACGGCGGCCTTTCTGTTCGGCACTACAACCTGATTTATAGGCTCGATAAGGCGTCAGAAGCACCGGTCATGAAAGACAGGTTCCAGCCCAAACCCGACACGATTCTGACACGGCGTTGGCAGGGCAAGGACCATCATGTATATGTCCGGAAGAATGGCTTTGAATATGAAGGTGAAACTTATCCATCTTTGAGCAAGCTGGCAAAGGTAATTACAGGGCATGAACGTTCAGGCCCTGTGTTCTTCGGGTTGAAGTCGGAAGGACAAACGTTATGACTGAACAAAAGAAACTGAGATGCGCGATTTACACTCGAAAATCTAGCGAAGAAGGCCTGGATCAAAATTATAACTCTCTAGATGCGCAGCGTGATGCCGGAGAAGCGTATATTAAAAGTCAGCAGCATGAGGGCTGGAGTCTCATTAAGACCCGATATGACGATGGCGGGTACAGCGGCGGTAATATGGAGCGCCCTGGGTTAAAAGCCCTCCTGCAGGATATTCGCGCTCGAAAGATAGATGTCGTGATCGTTTATAAAATTGATCGTCTAACCCGATCGCTGATGGATTTTTCTCAACTGATTAAAACCTTTGACGAGCATGCAACAACATTTGTTTCTGTGACTCAGAACTTCAGCACAACTAGCTCGATGGGCAGACTCACCTTAAATGTTTTGTTATCTTTTGCTCAATTTGAACGCGAAGTGACGGGCGAAAGAATTAGAGACAAGCTTGCCGCCTCCGCCAAGAAGGGCATCTGGATGGGGGGACGGCTGGTGCTTGGATATGATCTTGATGAGAGAAAACTGGTTATCAATGAGCGTGAAGCTGAGCAAGTGCGCTTTGTTTTCAAAGAGTATCTGAAACGAGATTCTATATACGACCTGCTCGAAACTATGCGACAGAAAGGCATTAAAACAAAGTCTTGGAAAACAGCTACTGACAGAATAGTTAAGGCTAGCCTCTACACGACAAGCACCGTCTACGTCATGCTTAAAAATCCTATTTACACAGGAAAAATACGTCACAGGGATAATATTTATG